GTGTAGGGGTTGGTGTAGGGGTGGGAGTAGGGGTCGGTGTTGGGGTTGTCGGATCGGATCTCAGTAAGGATCCATTAGTTTCGGTGTACACGCTGTATGAGTTTGTTTTGTAAAAGTTTGGTGTTGATGCCTGCGGTTTTCTTGCGTCTGAGTAGCTGCTGTAGAAAAGCGTAATTTCGTTACTCGGTGCGCCAGAACTTAGATACTTTTCATAGTAAATCTGGTTAGATGAGTTCACTTTCCAGTTAGGTAGTGATGAATTAAGGAATCTTTTACCACTAGCTACCGTAGGCAATAACCCTGCTGGCATCGATAATCTGCCTGGTATGTTGAAATAGTTCGCAACAGGCCCATAGTAGGTGCTGCTTGCTGCGTCGTAGGTCAGCGTAACACTAATCGTGCCTAGTGCGATATCATCGCCGGAAGGGATGTCTACAGTCGTGCGCTGGAATACTGCATCAATCAGATAACAGGATATTGTTGGCGGTATTGTTTGAGCATATTGAATATCGAAACTTAAAAGGTATGGTGCGCCACCTACTGGATATGTTGATGTCCATGTTGGCGGACTTAGTGCTGTGTTATAGCTTGTCCATTGTCTAGGTGATGTTTGGTAAAATTCAAATTCTGAGTAGGAAGGTAATGAAACTGGAGTTTCATAAGAATAATTTTCATTGCTGCGCCATACTCGATAAAAGTAATCTGAATAATAAGCCCAAGAGGAAGCGCAAGTATCAGCCCCAGACCCTAGTAAATATTCTAAAATCTGCGCTTGGTAGGTGCCGCTGCCATCGGCCATTCTGAATTGGAAAGATCGCCTTAGATTGGTGCGTGAAACACCACTGCACATAATAGGGTCATCATATTCATAGTAAACAAAATAGCCTAACCCTGAGTAGGTTTCCCCATCATAGGTGCTTACATAGGTAGAGGATGGATCGAACAGCTTTAAAACTATTGTTTCAGCATCATCAGGATATAAAGCTGCAAGGCTTAATTCCACATGGTCAGGAAAAGTTTGCAAGTATTCGGTAGGTGGCGGACAGCAATAGATATCCGCCACTGATGCTGCTGCCATCTCGATACACGCTATAGGTGTGTAAGGTTTTGTAATCCACTCGATATCAAAAGATGTTTTGTATGCTGGTATTAATGGGTTTGTTTCTGCGGTGGCGTCTTCCAAAGTAGGGTAAAGAATCATAGATGTTAAATTGGATGTTGAACGAGCAACAAAAAAAATAGTTCTGCCACCATTTACAGTGCCATGGGAAACATACACAATCCATGCTAGAAAATAATTAAAGTAAGCAGATACTTCATACCATGTTCCAGAGCTTGCAACATAAAAACCATTTTGAAAAGGATTCGTTTGATTTTTAACTAAAACATAATCACCACTAACAGTTAAAACTCCATCGATTGTTTGCAATCCGCTTAAAGTAATGTTTCCGGTAGTAGCTAGTTTTGGATTAATCAAATTGGTGTAGTTGTCGGTTGAATAGTATTGCGGTGTTGCTGGAAAATCTTTAAACCGTAACCAGTAAACCGTCTGGCTTTCTAGCAAAACAGGATCTAAAACAAGGTCATAGCTTATCGCTGTCGTGCCTACGGTGATCGTTCCGGTGTTTTGTATTACTGCGTAATAGTTTGCGTTTACGGTGCCTGATGTGATCTTAAAAAACGATCTTACCTGTAGCTCTGTTCCAGTGTCGCTATCAAAAGGCCTAGTCCATGAATAAGACGCAACAGTGTAAATTCCGTTTTGCGTTGCCGTGGTTTGGTTCTTTACTAGTACCCTATCGCCAGCAATCAAAACTATTCCATCAATCGTCTGAAGTCCGCTTAAGCTGATGTTAGCCGTGGTAGCTGCTCGGCATGGAGTTCCAAACGCTGGCGGTGTTACCATCACCTTGTTGATGTAAGGGTTGGAAAGATTGCTTGCCTCATCGTAGGTGGCGTAAGTTGCTCTAGAGAAGCCTGCCGATGTGTAAGCATCTGGCCGATAGCCAACAGCACTAGGTAAAAATAAACCGCCTAGCTCGCCTGTTGAGGTGACATTCGTTACGCTTCCATAGGTAAGTTTTGTTAGTAGCATTAGCTTATTAGCCCCTGTGATCGAATGCGAGCTAAAAGCAAATTCACTTGTGATGTCAAATCATCAATGGCTGTTTGTGCGCTTGATACTGCCGTTGCTAAATCTACACTGGATATGGTGTGCGCTGTCACATCTGCTACCGCTGCTAATGGCCCTGTGTACTGCAAACCAGTGCCACCACTGTTCACCTTTACAAATTTTCCATTATGCCCAGTGGTTGAAGGAAAGTCTGTAAGTGCTGTTAGCTGTAAAGTTCTATAACCCTTGACCCCAGCAGATGTTGTTCCATACACCCGATTATTTCCTGGGCTTGTTTCATCATTTAATAAACTGAGTGCAACATAGGCAGGGTCGTTAGGGTTGCCACCACCTGCCAAACTTTTTGTAGTGGTGATGTTGTTGGCTGAGAATACTATTGATGCGCTACCACTAGCAACAGTTAGCACTTTATAGGGGTTGGTTCCGTAAACATTTGGTGTGTCTGATAAAGCAATAAAGGTGGTGTAATTTGCATCAACTATAGGGCCAAATTCCAGCGCAGTGGCCGCATCATTCACCTTTACTACTCGTCCTTGATTAGCTAAGTAAGATGATGGAGTGACATCGGATAAAGCTAAAAATTGCCGTATTACTGCGTTATCATAATCAGCACCTGACAAAGTAACTGTGGATACTTCTATTCCTGTGGGTGTACAAATAACATCCGTTACCACTTCTATGGTTGCGGAACCACCGCCAGGAGCTGGGGCAGGTGGTAACCCTATCAGCACCCTTGGTTGTTCGGATCCGTTGTACCCAAAGATTGTGCCCAAATAGAATCCCTTTCCAATGCTGGGTGCTGCCTGGCCTTCAGATAATTTAGGTGTGAAAGTCGTGCAGGTAATTCCACCTGTGACGATTCCATCAGAGTTGTTTTTTCCCCATTGCATTAGTCCATTTGCATCCACACCTGAGTTGATCGGATAACAGGTTACAGCACCAGGAATGATCCAAGCCTTCACTGTGCTGTCATAGGTGCAGGTTACTGTGGCTGGAACATAACTCCAAATCAATGCAGGTGCGTGATCCAAAGGAATAGTATCATCGATCTCTGCTGAGAAATTTCCATCCTTGGATTTCTTCAGGAGTCGCAGTAAGGATTTAGCTGTTTCAAATTCAAATGCTACTGGGTCTGGCATTAGAAGAATCCTAGTCCTGGTAAAGTCTTAAAGTTTACTGCGCCATAAACTGTGGCTGCAGGAAATAACAGATAGCTGCTACTATTTAGCGCACCCTTTTTCCCTAGTCCATTGAGCTTGACTGGTTGCGTGATTTTAACCCCACCTTCAAAAATAGGCGCGCGCTCCCCATCATCCTTTTTAATCCTATAGCCCATGTCCAACAGATACATATCCCAACCTATAAGAGTTGTCCCATCCCCTGGGTGCAGACTGGTGTTAACCTCTATCTCATAAGTTAATCGCCAGTATTGAAAGCTACCTTCTAAAAGCAGTTCGGTGTTGATGTTCTTAATTTTTCCAGTTTTTGCTGGAATGCTCAGAACACACCCAGTGCCTGTGGTGAAAGTAACACTGGTGCTGTTTACTTTGCCTATGTAGGTGGCAAGGGTGTAGCTATTGATGCTGCTAACATTGCAGCCGATGCTGAACACTGGCCGAAACTTTTCCACTGTAATGGGTGGCACAAAGGGGTCGCCCGCACTGTTAATAATGTTCGGCACTATGTAAGGAAAACTGACAAAGTTTACTTTGAAGTCGGGTGGTCTCAGGGTGGGGTTAGCCTCCCTAGATTCTGGCTTCTGCCCTGCCTGTTGGGTTTCCACTTGGGGTGGTGGAGTGCTGCCACCTGAGCTGGTAGAGGATGCATCAGGGTTGCTGCTGTACTCTATGGTGACTTTCCATGTCTGGGGATCGGACTGCTCAGGGGTGATGTTCACATTTTGGCAGTAGGTGTCAGAATCCCCAGGGTAATTATCCCCTATCTGTGGGCAGCTTGCGTGACCATAGATTGCATTATAGATGCTGATATCGGTCTGTTCGATGGTGTCGGTGTGAACGATGAAAGTGCGAGTGTAGGTGTTCTGATAACTCTTATCGAGTGTGCCTTTGCGCTCTTCCCACAGTTCCTCAAAAATATCAATAGCCATGGGAAGTTCCTTAGGGGTTCACTGCGACAGCAATTTGTTGGGGTCTGGGCATATTAGCTGGGAGGTTGTTGATGGCTTCTGCGATATCTTTGGCAGCTTGCAGTTGTTGAGCTTCTACCTCAGCAGCAGCTTCCATCAGTTGCCTAATTTCTTCTTGGACATTTTTAGCTTTTCCCATCTGATCCACTTTGACTTGGAATTCTTCTGCGGATCCAGCCTGCACTGCGGATGCGAATTGCTGAGGACCGCCTAGGCCAGTGGCATCTTTGAGCTTCTTGATAGCATTGGCAGAACCAAGCGCAAAAGCCATGGCACCTTCTCTGGTTCCATCTAACATGCCCCTAAGTTTTGCTAGTTCATCTTCATACTGTTGCAGGGGTGTAATGTTGTCGGCAAAAAATTTCTTCCACCCTGGTTCTTCTATGCGGAATGGCTTTTCTAGTTCTTTTCGGAATTGCTCCCATTCCATTTCCATCAACTGGACTTCCTCTTCCAGAGCTGTTAGCCAAGTACCACCACCACCAGATGCAGGTTGCAGCATGTCATTCATGTTTGCCCCTGCTCCAAAATCTCCCCCAATTCCATTAGAACTTGTATCAACTAAATTTTGGGCATTCTGCGCTGCAAGATCCAAAGCCCCTGCAAGGTTGTTAACACCATCTGCTGAAATGTTTGCAGAATTGCCAATGGTTTGAATTCCATCCCACCATTCCCCTTGCAATGCAACAAAATTAACAGTTCCTGCAATGGCATCTGAAGTAGGGTCAAGAATATTATTCTGAATCCAGTTAGCCCAACCATTTCCAGATTTTAAAGCAGTTCCCCCAACCTTTATGAAATCCACTGTGAATCCAATGATCGTTGAAAGCGCATCAATCATCGGCTTAAGATCTTCTAGCATTTGTGATGCTGCGTTTTTAACTGACTGCAACATTTCATCAATCGTCATTTTTTCAGTGAATATTACCCACTCATCAATCACACTAGAAAGATTATCCATTACCATTGCGGTGGTAGTGGAAACAAAGGCACCAATCTTCATGAGTAGGGGTTCTAGATCCTCAGCCTTTTTAAATACCGCATCAAAAAAGTTGGTAACTGTGTCACCAAGGTTCACTAAACCAAAACCCTCTAGAAGACTGGTTCCCAGCTTCTGCATCAGGACTTCAATATTATTGGTAACCCTGCTCCAAACCCCTGAAAAACTATTCGCAGATTCTGCTGCTGCTGCTGCAATCTGTGGCATATTAGCTGCATCAGCAATAGCCTGAGTCGCTTCTGCCACAGTGACTAGCCCTGCTGCCACTCTGCGTTTGGCTTCATCAATGCTGACTCCCATGCGTTGGGCCAACGCTTCAAACACTGGGATCTGTTCATCTGCCAGTTTCCCCAAGGATGCCATATCAGCACTGCCATTGGTCGCCATATCTGCGATCTTATCAGTGATCAGTGCTACGATCTTTTCGGGATTTCCAAGAGCGACACCCAACCTATTAAAATCTTTGATCAGTCCAGCAATCGCATCTGGTCGAAACTTCATCCCAGCTAATCGAGTAGCTGCTTCACCCAAAGCAGTAAAGCTGGCACTGGGGCCAGTCTTCATGATGTCTTGCAAACCTTTAGCGATGCCCTTGAATCCGGTCATGGCTTTTAATCGATGATCCAGTTCCTGAAACTTACTGCCAGAATCAATAACCTTGGCACCTAGATCAATTACAGAAGATGTAATCTTAGTTACTAGATTTAAAGCACCATCAAAGATCTTGCTGAATGCACTAGTGAAGAATCCTATGCCTAGCATGTCGGTGATCTTCATCCCACCTTTAGATTCTTTAGCTTTTTTCTCTTCTGGTGGTTTTCTAATTCCTAATTTTATTTCAGTGTCATGCAGTTTCTTTTCAGCCTTTTCCAATGCCGATAATTCCCTGGCTAACTTAGCAGCACTACCATCAGCAATCATCATCTGCCGAGATTGCATATCCAGTTTCTTATTAAGTATGTCCGTTTCTGCAGACATCTTCTTAGCATTGGTGACATAGGCAGCCGTATTTTTATTCTCTGGAATTGGTGGTGGCTTAATGGGTAGGGGTGGGGGAATTCCCCTGGCCTTATTCTCTGCAGCGATTAGCTTTTGTTCAGCTTGTTCTAATTTAAGAGTTTCATCATAAAGCTTTTTAGTTGCTCCACTGTCTAGGTTCATCTGTCTTGCTTGCAGCTCTAAAGCCTTGGATGCTAAGTCGGTCTTATTCTTTAGATTGATTTGTTCCTGGACAAACTCAGGGGTGTTGGTATCCACCTTGGGTGGTTCAATGATAGGTACTGGCTGATTGATACCCTTAGCTTTATTCTCTAAATCGATTAAGATTCTCTCTTGGGCTTCTAGCTTGACCATCTCATCATGAAGCCTTTTAGTTTCTCCACTATCTAGGTTCATTTGTCTAGCTTGAAGCTCTAAAGCTTTGGATGCTAGATCTGTCTTAGATCGCAGGGCCATCTGCTCTTGAACATAGGCAGGGGTATTGGTGTCAATCTTGGGAGGTTCAACTACTGGAGGTGGGGTAATGATCGGTACTGGCTGATTAATACCCTTAGCTTTATCTTCTTGCGCTTGCATGGCTTTTTCTTGCGCTTCAAGTTTTACTAACTCATCATGAAGCCTTTTAGTTTCTCCACTATCCAACATCATTTGCTTAGCTTGCAGTTCCAACTTCCTAGCATTGATGTCAAGTTCTGCGTTGAGTGTTTTGGTAGATGCTGCAAAGCCTATTGCCTGATCATCCACAGCAAGCATGGATGCAACCACATTCTTATTTTCTAATGCTAGTAGCTTTTGCTTCTGGGTGTTCAACTCAATTAGCAAGGTATTATTCTTGAATGCTGCATCAGTCTTCATCAGATTGTTTTCAAGCTCTTTATAGCCTGTCTGAAGTTTAGCAGTCTGGAATTGAAGTTCGTTTTCATCCTTCATCAACAACAGGGTTGCGCCATCGAGCAAGACCATCTGATCCACTGCAAGCTTAGCTGCTGCAGATGTTTGTTTAAACATAGTGGCATTGATGGCACCAGACACGGCTGCTGCTTGAAGCTGCTCGAGCGAGAGCGTAACCTTTTCCGTTGCGGTGGTGATCTTGTTGGCATCCATAGCAGCAGCAACACTGCTATTTCCAAAGACCTGAACTTTTGCGGATGCCGTGTCTAAAGAAGATGTGAAGCCTGAAAGGTCTGCTGTAACACTTAGACTGGCTCGTCCTAAAGATGTATCTGCCATGTCTAAGTCCTTTTTTTGGTAACCAGCCCACCTAACATTGCTGCTATCTGTGCGGGTGTTTGCTTTTGCTCTACCCTCTCACCCATCCAGTCAGGGATAAAATCAGATAGCTTATGTTTGCTAGTGCTGGTGCAAGCCACTTGAGTATGCTGAACGGATCCAGCTAAGAAATCTAACCTTGCATCCCCAATGGGTTCGATCCGAGAGAAAGCCACCCACTCCATGAGTTCAGAGTGGCTCATCTCTTGCTCGATCTCACTGACCATCTTTTTCAGATGTCCGGCCAGCCTGAATAGAAATAATCTACTCGGGCTTTCCCTTAGTTTTTTTCCGCATCCTCTACTGCACCTGCACCAATGCGATTGATTTTCAGGATCGCATCAAAGATCTTTTCCAAGATCGTTGCAGGTAACACATTCACTTCTGAAATATCAGCCTCAGTGAATAAGGCTTTGCCCTGTTCATCGCAGCACCCTTTAATGAGCATCCTTGCTCTAAGGTTGTCAGGGGTTTTATTCTTGACTCGTGCTGCGTTGAATTCGTTGTCTATGCTGTCTCGTTCACCAACTGTCAGACTTCTGACCCAGACAGATCCTTCCCACTCGGGTACCAAAACCTCTTGCCTGGGCAAGTTGTCTTTTTTAGCAAGGATCTGTGATCTCGATAAAGCCATAACAAAAGACTCCTATTAGTCTGGGTAACAAACACCCGAGACCTTAACAGTGAAAGTTGCCTTAATTAAATCGTCACCAACAGCAATGGAACTAATGCCCCTGCTCGTGATGAATCCATTAACAGTAATCGAAAGAGAAATCGGTGCAGGAATGGCTATGACAAAATTGGATGCAGTCCTTGCCACAGCTAAGGCATTTAAAGCAGCAAAATTTGTTGCGTCTAGATTGCACTCAAAGGTCATTTCCCCACCATCTTCAAACCCTGCAATAAATGTGTGAGCATGATCTGTACTTGAAAGATTGGTAGTCTGAATCGATCCAATTTTTGACACGGGTGGAGTGATGGAAATCACTTCAGCCACAGCAGAACCTGCTGTAAGAGTTACCCCATAAGTTGATTGAACAGCCATAGCTTAACCTCCAAAAAAGTCGGTGATGGATTCCGTAAACACAATAACTAGATCCACACTCGCAGTATGAATCCCAGTATCTTTTCCTGATTCAATATCCCATCCATTCGATTCAGATTCTAATCTGACCTGATGGATAAAAGTGGTTCCCCAGTTTCCTTGGAATCCATTGAATCTAAGTCTAACTTGTTCGATGATGGATTCGCAAACCATACGGCTTGGTGCATACACATCGAGCTGGAACCTTGCGACACAGACCCCAGTTGCACCCCTAAGGTGCATCTCTCGGGTGGTGTCAATCTTGCTGTAAATAATAAATGGGTAGGCGCACTTTTCCGGTGCGGTATCGGGATAGATCCGAGTTCCAACAATGGTGGTGATGGATGCCTGGTCATTTAAATAGGAGTACAAATCAGCTTCTATCATTTTCGGCCTCCCATGCTCGAGATAATTTCCTTCATCTTCTCGGCAAACCGATTGAAGATCTGAGATCCCACCGCATCAAGTGCGGGCTTCATGAAGGGTTTTGCTTTTGCTCCTGGGTGCATCCAGCTAACTTCACCTGTTTTGGTTTTGCGTGTAATCCTATGGGGTGCTGCCCCTCTCTCAACAAGATGTGCATACTTGTGCGGTGGCAATTTCTTTTTACCATTTGGCCTAGTGCCAACATCACTGAACTTTGGCCCCACCAGACCCACGATTTTCTTATTGCCACCCCTACTGTATTTCTTAGCTTTCACTGCTATAGCTTTTCTTAATAGGCCAGTCCTGCCGTCTTTATTTTTGTTCGACCTAAGCCTTGGTGCATTGGCTTTCATCTGTTTTTGGAGTGGTACAAGGGCATAGCGCATCGCAGAAACCAACTTGGTATCACTCTTGTTACCAGTTAAATCCTTGAAGGTTTTAACCAGGGCATCTAACCCCTCAATAGAAACCTTGCCAGCTTTAATCAGTTTGGATTGATCTAGCTTACTCATGGAACCTCCACTGCATCGACCAGCCATGTTTTCTTAAGCTCGTTTTCGTTTATCAATCCAAGGATATTAAAAATCCTAGATCCCATCTTGAGCCTGTTTGCGCTGGTCAAGCCTGCAAAATACCTCATGGTAATTCGGTGGGTAGTTTCTGGCCTGACTGTTTTCGTAAAGTATAATTCGCGCGCTGTTAAAGGGAGGATCTGTGCCCAAGCTGATTGCGTTGTGCCCCATGAAATCGTAGGTTGACCCATGGCATCAGGCGAGCTGGTAACCTCTTGGATTTCCACTCGGTGTCTCATCGGTCCACTTCTCAATGGTAGACTCCTGATGAGTACTGAAGGATGATCGATTCAACTGCTAAAGGGGTTTCTGTCAGGCTTCCAGTAGTGACTGCTTCTCTGTTTTCGTAAAGATGCGAGACATAAAAGAGGATGCCAGCCTTGAGCAATTTAGGCACTGCGCCATTAGCGAAACCTGCAGTGTAATTAACCCTAACTGAATTCGTTATCTTTGCGGTGGTGGGCCATGCTGCCCCATTGCTGGTGGTGATCCTTGCAGGACTGCTAATCAGATCCACCCGATAAGATCCAAGAGCTTGCTCAGCATTTGCTGTGTCGGTGTAGGCTACACTCTCTACAGAACTAACTGGGCCAGTGAGGTAAATCGTTCCGTCAAACGGATAATACTTAGTTTGGAATGGGTAGTTGATGTTGCTAGTTACAGTGAGGTTGGGAACTGTCACTGGGAAACTGTCTAGGGCCAACTGCACTGTTTTGGATGCAATATGGATCTGGCAAGCATTTTCAAAGTATTGCCTAGATGCACCAATGCACAAACCGATGAGGGTATCATCATCTGAGCCATCAATCCTTAGATGACTTTTTGCTTCTGCCAGTGTTACTGGTTCTTGGCTGGGTTGAGAAACCACCTGATACGATCCCATTATCTGCATCACGCACCTCAGGTGTTATTTTTGAATTGGCTTTCTCGAACACCACTGGGGGTGATGCAGGGATGGCATAACCAATCCTGCACCACTCAGCAGCGACATCATCAGGTATTTCAGTTATCTGGTTGACAGCTAAGCCACGGCCTAGGCCAACCAGATTTTTTAATATTTTTACTAGCATTAGGATGCAGCCATCTTAAGGTGCTTAAGTGGGTTCTGTGCGGTTGCGTTAGCAGCCAACAAAAGACCACCAGAACGATGAATAGCAACCCAACCAATCTGGCCAGAGGTTGCATAGGTTTCAGACTGACGGATGATCGTCAGACCACCATCACCTGCAACATCACGCACTAGGTAGCTAGAAAAGTCACCAAACAACAACACTTTGTTGCCTGCAGCAAGGGTGCTGGCCATGTGCTGGTTGATTACCACAGGATAACCCATGATAGTCGGCACTCGGCCATCAGCCTGGTTATAGTTGTTGGACAAAACAGGATGACCATCTGCACCACGCAGCTTGGAAAGCGAGCTTAACACTGAACTGTGGCACATGAATGCACAGCCAGTGCTTTGCTTATAAGCTGGGTCCAGCGAGAAGAATAAGTCAAGCACTTCATCAATGGTGATTGCGTTAGTTGCTACACAGGTTGCGCCTGCATAACTACCGACAACGACCCCCTGGGGCTGACCACTGCCAGTTCCTATTGTGAAAAAATCTTCCTCTGCTCGGCCAATTCTTACCCCTGCGGACTCTGCAACAAGTGATTCCACATCAATCAAGGAATCTTGCAAAAGTTCGTAACTGGTCAGGATCTGACCCGATGAAAACTTATAGACTGTGGAGGTTTTGCTGCTGAAAGCTAAAGCTGTTTCAGTGATCGAACCATTTTCAGAAATGATGGTTCCAGCATTACTGGTGTCATCTAAGCATGGCATGGAAATATTAGAACCATTGCTGGTTTGCAAGATCTTAGCGATCTGGCGCACACCATTATAATCTTTCAAAGCACTGGTTAGAGTGCCATAGAAAGTAGGATTAACCAAAGCACCACCGATGCTGGTGGAACCAATACCCTGGGCACGATCTTCAGACATGCCTTCAATGTTGATCGAGTTTGAATTCAAATCAAACCCAATGTCATTAGCTGCCTTGGCGAATTCAGATCTGAATCCCCTGGTGCCCTTGAGCATCCAGCCACGGATCGCATCACTACGATTTCTGGAAGCTTTTTTATCACCTAGATCAGTAACAAAATTGGCTGCACCTTGAAGGGGTGCTGATTTGCGGGTAGACCTTTTGATGAGGTCAAGCTTAGCTGAATTCTGTTGTGCTGCTGCGGGTGCAGGAGCTGCTGCTGCGTCTGCGCTAGCGTCTTGTGCCATTTCATCCTCCAGTGTTTTGACTCGTTCATCAATTCCAGAAACCTGAGTAACCAAACCATCAAATGCGGTTTGCTCCTCTGGTGTTAGGTTGCGCTTGGAAAGTTCTTCCAATTGGTTAACCAGTTCAACTCGGTCAGATGCGAGCTTTCGCAAATCGGCTATAGCCATGTCAAATCCCCTATAAAAATTGTTTGGTGGCTGCATACGCAGTGGCACCGATCCAGAATGCTCTGGGGCCACCATGCGTAAAAACTGCAGGGCTGGCACCAATTTTCACATGGATCGTGAATGTGTCAAATCGTAGGGAATGAAACGAAAAAAGCCCCTAGGGATTAGCTAGGGGCTAGATGATGAGGTGGGGTTATTGCCAAGGGAATCGGCCATTAGTAGTAAAATAAATTCTAGAAAATATAGCAAACACTACAATGCCAACAATAAAAATCATCACCACACGAATGATCAATCCTATTAATCTCCCAATATTTTGTGGTTCTGATTTTCTGACAACACTGGGACTAGGTTTGTTAGTAGCAATGGCTGTGTAGATGACATGGAGTGGGATGGTGATAAACAACCCAAAGAAGCCACACAAGAATGCTAAAATATGAAGCACAAAAAAAATTAAATGACCCATGGTTCCATCCTCAGTTAGAGTAATGAAACCATGGTAGCAGATGCTTTTTGCGATACCTAGATTATTTAAACTTTATAACTCTTACTAAATTCATTCGTCTCTGGACTTCCAGATCCTTTTCATGCTCTAGTTCTTGATAGTATTGCAGGGATCTCAGCCCTATCTCGGTATTTAAATAGGCTGGATAGGTTACTGCTGACACATCATGCAAATCGACATCGAGCAGGGTTCTGATGTTCTTTTCACCCTCTTTATCCCATGAATCTTTTTTGGTCACAAAGGCGAATGACATCTGGGTAACATCTCCCCTAACCATCGAGACCATGAGATCCCTAGCATAGCTGGTGTCAGGTGGGGTGATCTCTACCAAAAGTCCTTCAGAATCCACTGAAAGATTAAGGGTGCCACTGGTAGACCTACCTAGGATTAGGTTCTGGTCATGGTTGATCAAAGCTCTGACATCTGCACCCTGTGCCAGTGATCGTGTAAAAGCTTTGGGATCTATCTGTTCTAAAAATCCACCCAAGTCCTGAGACCTATTAGGGCTGAACTTGGCAGCATAGCCTACTAACTTCTTTCCATCTTGCTCCACTCGGAATTCCGTAGTAAATCTTGTTTCTAGTTTAACCATGTGACTTTCTCCCAGTTAGCTTTGGTTTCAATCCAGTTTTCTAATTTAGCATCGGCCAAAAGTTTTAGATTTCTAGGTGTGGCACTGCCAGCTAAGTCCAACCATTCAGCCTTGAGACATTCACAGTGATCTGCAGCAGCTCGGACACCACCACCCGATTCAGGTTTGAGAAATTCCATCACAGGTTCAAGGATGATCTGGACCCTCTCCTGATGTGCTTCCAGAAACTTCTCAAGTGCTGGAATAAATTCCCCTGGCTTATTGGAAATCCTAGCAAGGTGGGATGCTTCAATCTTTCTGATTTGTTTTCTAGCAGCTTCCAAAAGTTTAGCAAAGCCAAAGTGATTTTGTTGGGGTGCAGGGATTGGCACTGGGATTAGTCCAGGCTCATCGTATGGCATTTTACCTAGGGTCTTGGACTGATCCACTGCTGGGGATGCTAGGGGTGCTACTGGTTTCAACCCTGAGAAGATGGAATCTAAAATAGTCTGATCCAAGAATGGAAAGGATGCCAACGCAATAGCCTTGGCTGATTCCATTGGGATGGCACCTTCTCCAACCTTGGCCACTAGGTCAACCAGACTGGTGATCTGTGCGCCATTCAGCGCAGTGGCAGCAACAGTAGCACCACCTGCTGCTGGTGCTACTGTAGGGGCATCTGTGGAGCTTGTCGGAAGTTGGGTTTGCATTTGTGCAGCATCCACTGAGACCGCAGATTGTCCTGGTCCAAATGCTGGGTCCATGTTTTTGGGTGTCATATACGCATCACCAGCAGGGCCAGTGCTTGGTAGGTTCTCTAAAACTCTGACATCATTACGGCTTAACCATCCCCAGTTCAAAGCCTGTGCATAATAAGATGCTCTACCTGCACTATCACCTCTTAAAAGGGCATCACTGTTATGCTCGCAGTACATAGAATCCATGTCACTGATCAGCTTGTGCTGGATTTCCTGCTCCCACCTGACCATCCATGGTCTCAGGGTTTCCTGAAGGAATGCCAAGTTATCTTGTTCAAGGGACGAATAGGTCTTATTTGCATTATCACCCAGCTTGGATGAAGGTATTTTGAACCATCTAGCGATTTCTTGGATCTGGAATCCTCTGGAAATCAACCACTGGGAATCATCTGGATCAGTGCCAATGGATTGGAAGGTCACGCCATTCTGAAGGATAGCTACTCGATGTGCATTCCTCTGGGATGAATGCATATCCTCCCATGATTTTCGCATGTTCTGCAATGCTTCTGCTGATAGTTTGCCTGGCACACTGATGACCCCTGCAGGCTTTGCGCCATTACCGAAAAAGGTACTGCCAAAGTTTTCAAGGGCCATGCCTAAGCCAATCGCATCCCTAGCCTGCGCTACCACCGAGTAACCTTTGACACCATCAAAACCTAAACCTTTAATGTGGAAGATTTCCTCAGGCAGAAAGATCAAAGATCCATAGCGATAAAACAGATCCCCATTTTTATCACGCACAGGTTCCATGATATCTGGGCGCAAGGGCCAGAGTGCAACCACTCTGCCAGTGTCAGGGTCTCGTTCAATTTCTGCGTAACCATTTCCCCAGGTCAACACATGCCCCATGAGAGTTTCCCTAAAGATCATGCTGGACATCTCAGGGTTAGCACGATCTTTAAGAATTAAATAAAGTGGATGGAAGTCTGCACAAACCCTAGCACCATCTGCACCTTTTTTGTAAAGGATCAGTGGTAAGCTTGAGACACCCTCTGAAATATGCCTGACAGCAGACCACACTGCGGATGATGTGAGTGCGGTGGCTTGGTTAACCTGTGCGCCCGCTGTAGATGTTGATGAATAGAACCATGAACCATAGTTACTTAGGACACTGTACCCACCCCATTTGCCGATTGTTTGTGACACAAAGGATCTGAGGGCTTTAAATGGCATAATTTTACAGGAATTCTATCCCTGCTCCTGTGTTTTCTGTGTGTGTTTCAGCCCCTGCTGTCACCATCCACCTGCCTAGACCCATCACTAAAGCTATAATTCCATCTATTTTGTCACGAGATTTCTTTTTTGACAACTTGTAGTTATTATTGTCATCAAGGCTCACACTGATGTTGCCTAGATTCCACCTCAAAACAGGGTTTCCATCGTGCGAAATCTGGCTAGACAGGATCCATTCTTCTAGTTTTTTGGTGGGTGGGGATAAATTCAAAGGTGTCTGACCAAACTTGACCATGGTGAAGTCATCACTGAGTTCATGCACGATCTGATCAGAGTGCCAAGGGTCGTAAGCGATCTCTTGAATCCTATAGATTTCACCCAGTGCCATGATGTCTCGTTTGATCTGTCGATAGTCCACCCGATTGCCTGCGGTCGCTGTAATCTTTTTAGACTTCACCCATGGTCCAATTCTAAATCGGTTGAGTCTTTCCCGCAGTTTGTCAGCTTCTTCAGGTGCCCAATAAAATGGAAGCACATAGTGTGGCTCATCTTCATGAGTGCTGGGAAAAAACAAAGTCAGTGCTGTGAGATCCATGGTGGCACTGAGATCAAGCCCTGCCCAGCATTCCCTCCCAGTCATATCAGGTGCTGCTATCTCACACTCATCCCACTTAAGTGGACTGATCCATCGGACATCGGTTTCAATCCATTGATTTAAATGGTCTCTTCTGAAAGCTGCTTCAAGTGCTGGGTTGTCTTTGCACTCTTGAACTTTCTGGTGAAAGTAAGCTGGCTTAACGGTGATGCCATAGCCGGGATTTGCTTTCTTCCAAGTTTCCTCTGAGGTCCAGTCATCATCAAGATCCGCACTAAAGATTTTGCCGTAAAAAGTTTTATCTTTGATCGTTCCATCCAACCACTTTTGACAGTGGGAATGCATGTCGTGACAGAAGCTAGTGCGATCACTACCAGCAGTGGTGATCATCACGCAGAGTGGTTGCCGTCTTGCTAGTGTTCCAGTCATCAAAGTGTCGTAAAGCTCTCTAGATTTCTGCGTATGCAGTTCATCGATTACGATTCCATGTGGGTTTCCACCATGCGCTGTGTGTGCGTCTGCACTGATGGACTTGTAAAACGATTTTGTGTCAGGGTAAATGATGGTATTTTTAAAAGGTTGGAGCTTTGCAGCTAAGGGTGGACATGCTTCAACCATGTTTTTAGCACTATCAAAACAGATGTGGGCTTGTTCTCTGGAAGCTGCTGCGCTGTAGATCTCTGCACCTGGTTCACCTTCTATCAGTAACCACAATGCAATAGCACTAGCTAAAGTTGTTTTGCCAGCTTTCCTTGGAACTTCCAAATAGACCTGTCTGATTATCCTGTTGCCATCCTTATCAACTTTCCCAAACACTTCACGCAGTATTTCCTTCTGCCATTCTTGAAGGGCAAATCTCTTCCCTGCCCATTCACCCTTGTGATGTTTGAGTGCCCTTTCGATAAATGGAATGATCAATGGATCTGCAGCAGCAGGTTTTTTCTTTGGTTTCTTAATCAGGTGATGCCCCAATATCTACACCACAAAGATCCTTGATCCAGTTTCCTTGTGTCACTACAGGATCACTGACCATCTTTGATCGGGCCATCGGTGATAACCCAAGAGATTTTCCAAGGGTGGAAAGTCGTGCTGATAAACTGGTGAGCTGATCCACTGCGGGATCACTTTTCTTTGGTCGGCCTTCCTCCTGGATGAATCCACCAGATTCATTAATCTGTAATTGGCATCTCACCACCTGCGAATACATCGCACAGTAAACAGCGATTGCATCAGCATCAACTGATGAAAGAATTGCCATTGGTTTCAAACCTGTAAGAAGTTCGTGCCACTTTTTCTGACCTAATTTGTCCAACCAGTCAGGCATCATGGGATCGTTAACATCCCATGCAACAGGTGATGGGTTTACTGTTGATGGTCTTGGGTTTGGATTAAGAGACAATAGCTGTCTCTTATTAGGTTTTCTACCTCTAGTCATAACTGCACCTCATTTTGCCCTAAAAAATCATGCAAAAATCCTGATTTTCGCGAGTGGGTACTTCCGCCCCCCTTTTGGATTTCTCGATCCCCCCCTACCTGCCGTTGTGGCAGTTGGGTGTGCCCTGAAATTTTGAGGGTTTTCATTGTTTTTTGCCCCAAGTCTCATGCCATGTCTTGCTGTTGTGGCATGATGCGCACAGGGGTTGCAGGTTGGGTCGGTGGTTTGTTCCACCATCCTTCAATGGCTTAATATGATCCACACAGGTGGCTGGCCCTTGGCATCCTCTGCACAATGGTTCCTCTCTGAGGATGGCTAGCCTGATCTTTTCCCATGCTCGACCATAGCCTCTGCGGTGTGGTGATGGTCGGTCTGTGCGCCTGCCCTGGGCTGGTCTTGGATTGTGTTTCTTGTGGTCATGATCTGATGGCATCATGCACCTGCTATCGTCAGGTGGCATTCTGCAGGTCTACCATCGCCCTTGGCATAGGTGACTACCAATCGGGTGATGTGTTGGCAGTTATCTTCTTGGATGATTCCTATGTGCTGCAATAGATCCAGCACAGGTTTCCAGCAGTTGTCTATGTCTCGATCCTTGCGCCATCCTGACCCACCAATGATTTCCATGGTGATGGCATAAGGTGGGTTGATTACCTTGCCCTTCTGGGTGAGCATTGCCATTAACTCTGCAGCTTTGTGCCAGTCTGTATATTTCTTGGACCTATAGACCTGACCCCTGCGGGATGCCCGAAAGATATGGTTTGCGCTCGGTGGTATTGGAAGCTCTAGCCTCATGCCCCCATTTTTGCCGATAATGTGTTAGATACAAAATCTAAAGGACTGGATTTAGCCCTAGCCAGCTTAGCCTTGGCTGTCTTTAGCTGAAACTTTAGCAGCCTTCTTTCATGCCTTAGCTGTGCAATCATGATCTTTTGCTTATTTAGGATGACTATCATTTGGCTTGTGGTTCTTGCTTCAGATCCGCAGTACACACACACACCATACCTAAGAAGCCTTATCCTTAAACAACTTCTGCAAGTTCCTGCTGTGATAACTATTCTCCTACCATTTTAAAGTTTCGGGTGGGGTTAAAAACTCTTGCTCAATGGTAATCCGGTGCAGCCCTTCATGCCACCAGTGGTGCTTTAGTCGGTCAACAACTTCACCATGAATGCTGCCTATGATCTCAACGGATATAGTCTCAGGTTTGCTTGGGTGTTCAGACTGGACTACACACAGTACATACCGAACTTTGGTATCTAATTTGTGTGGGGTGATAATTAGCCAGGGGATTGGATCGGTGATAAGATCCCGAGTCTTAACATCCAGATTTCCCATATCGGTTCCACCATCGGTCAGGGATTGTGATTCATGAAGGTTTGCCTGTTGCTCCCAGAAGCCTGACAAATCACCGTATAGCCATTCCCATAAAGCTGCCTCACCAGCCAAGCCACAAAACTGGTTATAGGTTCTAGCTTGTTCCTCACTGATGTTAAACTTAGCCATCCTCTGAATATGAATCGGCCAGTTATTTTTCTTGAACCATAACGATTTAGCCTGACCAATTTGCCAAAGTAAATTTGTTGTGTGTGGACCAAAATCAATTCGCATGGATTCCTTTTCCGGTTGCGGGATCCATCCCTATCAGATCTCAGCCGTAAGTTCTTACAGATGCATCCACGATCATTCTTGGTGGTTCTTCCTCTGGTGCTTTAAATCGTTTGACGATCCTATCTAGAATCTCATTCAGTTCTTTGCTCGCATTGGGTGTCAGGTCATTGATTGTTTTAGCCAGGTTGCGTTCACTTTCTTCTGCCTGCGCCATGTGTCGCATCCAGTTTGGGTTCCTTAGTTCGTATAACTCCAAGGTCATGACTGATTTTTTTCCCTCACCTGATGCAGTGGTTTTAAATGGCAGGGAGTTTATGCAGATGCAGCTCACCCAGCTTTTGATCTTAGAAGTCCAGATCCCATCTTTCACATGCGCTAGGAATGGCACCAAAACCAAACCAGTGCCACGACACATCGAGCAGTCAGCCACCTCAGGTTTAACAGTCCTGCGGTAGTTATCCCTGCGGATTCTTAAAGCCTTTTCAAGTTCGTAAATGGTTTCTTCTCGTTTAAATATTTTGACCCCTGTCAAATCCTTGGAAGCCGCCAAAAGTTCCTCAGGTCCATAACCTTCACCTGCAAAGTAGGTTGACCAGGCTAAAAGCATCTTCAGTTCTCGTTCCTGATCCCAGCCGTAAAAGGTGGAATGAAACTGAATCCAATCTGGCCAATCGAAATAAGGTTGGTTTGCATCGATAGTAATATTCATGGTTGAATCCTTTGTGGTAATTGAAATCCCCTGGGCATTGCTGACAATGCTGCCTGCAGATCAGGTTTGGCTTTGCCGTTGGTTTGGAAGCTTCTTGGTTGCGCTGGCCTATCTGTTTGGTTTGCCATCCATCTGGATAGGAATGCTGGCATTCCCTTTGCCGTCTTTCTCTTAGCTGGGGTTGTCTCTGACCAAAGCTTGGCCTTCTTAATCCAATCCAAAATAGGGGCATCTGGATAGGCTTCTTGGATCTGATTAAAAAGCTTTTGAGTTAGTGACCATGTCTTGGGATTTCCTACACATGGAAAGATCATTTCAGGTTGGTAAATTTCTGGGGTGGTTGGCTCAGAGATGGGAACCAGCTCAGAGCAGGTGTCTGCCTCTCCTCTACTCTCTCTCTCCTCTGTCTCTTCTCTCCTCTCCTCTTCTCTCTCTCTAGGCACTGTTTTGCGTACATTTGCTTGCATGTTGCTAGCATCTGCTTGCATGTTGCTAGCATCGACTTCAATAATTTTGAATAACCCTTTATCCAGTAAAGACTTAATGCCTTTAGAGCATTCTGCATCAGACACCCTCAGCACCACTGCTATATCCTCAATGTTGTAGGGTATGTGTCCATCTGTATAGGCACTGGCTAAAATCCACAACATGGGGCAAAGTGATCTCCCAAACACATCAAGGCGCAAAAATGCAGGGTCCATCAGGCACCCTCTGTGCAGTTTTATCCAGGGTGGGTTCCTGTTCTTATAGTGTTGAAAGTTGGACCAGTTTTTAGGTACTAGGAATTTCATTTATTCTCCAAAATAAAAGTTTCTAATTTGTGAGCTAAGTCCTGTAAAAATACATATTTTTCTTGAATGGCTCTACATTTAGAGCTGTACTTAAGACAAAATGTAGGACTAAGGGTTTCCATTGCTAATTGTTTTAAATTTAGTACCTCAGTACCTGTATTGTTCGATCCATTTAATAAGTCAATCAAATGCCATATTTCATCCTTTGAAAGTTTGATTTCATGCTTAGATTTCTTTTTCAAAGCTGGTTGCGATTCATGCCTTAAATCCCAATTCAAATAATAAGTCATAACTTTTCCTCCTTAGTTATGGGTGGGGTAAAAACCCCATTGCAAATGTTAAACCCCAGCATCAACAACAAGTCTTAGCTGGCATCATTGCAATGGGATTGCTCCTTTAAACTGTTGGCTATCGCCAGATAAGCTGCAGCATCTTCCAATGAATCCTGATGATGCCCTTTAGAAAGTCGCGCGATTTTAAGCAGTGCCATCATGATTGCAACATCATAGGGAGTGGTTTTGCAGTCGGTGTAGGTCTGCCAGTACAAAGCAATTTTAGCCAGGCTAATTGCTGGGGGTTCATACTCGCTGGCTCGTTCCCTAATCAGGTCATAGCACCTCTCAAAGAATGCGCTGATGTTTTCATGTTCATCTGGTGGTAGATGTGGGATGGATTGGTTAGTCATTGTTTAGGCCTTTTAGTTTTTAGTATCTGACGATTGGTTCGATACTTTGCTTCAATCCATCTTTGAACATAGGCATCTATGTGTGCTGATACTTCTTGAAGAAGCAATCGCCTAGAAGAATACCTGATGTCCAGATAGGTTTCTAAGGCTCTCTTGATCACCTTCATCTGTCGTTCTTTTAAAATGTCTGGTTCATCTTCCATCTGGTGCTGGATGTTTTGTTTGATCGCTGAGCCATCACCTTTCATGAAGGGTAAGAAGGTTTGCTGGTCTTTCATGCTATGCACCTAGCACTTTCAAACACCAGTTTTTTAATTCTAAAAATTCTTCATCGCTTGCTGCTATGAGATTCTTCATATGCAGTTTTTGTGGGTTATATAAAGACAACACTGTCCTGCAAAGAAGTTGTCTGTCCCAAGATCCAATTTTTCTTGTTTCAATTTGTTTTAAAAGTGCAAGACCTCTTGAATTTAAAGTTCTTCTGTTCTCATAACTAGCTGAACACTTCACCAAGTCATCATAAAATGGAAGTAAAACATCATCCCTGCCAGTTTTATCAATCCAGTAAACAAGACAAATAACAGATATTGATGAGGAAATTATTTTTGCTCTGACCTTGTTTAAACGATTATCAATTAAATCTTCAATCGTTATTACACGATCATGCATATTATTTAATAAATAATTTCGAGCGTTATCTATTTGAGTAAAAGTGCAATCTCTTTTCCATGTAATTTGAAAAAAGCTGCTAATTAATGCGCTCAAATTTTTCGACATTTTATGGATGTCACCATTGCTTCTTGAGGCTCCAACATCTAAATACTTAAAACTATCTTCTGGCAGATTGCGTGTCACAAATGATTTGATTGTGATGCCAGACAAAATGACAGCATTTAATCTATGCTGACCATTTAACAAGCGACCATTAACATCAAAACTAATACTCTGGTCATTTAATATCCATTCTCCCTTTTCCATAAAAGAAGCATATTTTCTAATTACATGTACCCGCAGTTTTCTATTATCTTTGTTTTGCAACAGATATTGTTTAGCCAGAGTAGGGGTAATTAACACCAATCTTGTGGATGGTTCAGTAGGTTCGCAATGGTCTTGAATTGAAGTTGACATGGTAATTCCTTCTTTGATTGTTGTTGTAATTGTTTGTGTTTTTAAATATCAGGCTGGCTAGTTCTGACAACAAGTCAGGTGTGTTACTAAGCCAATCTCAACTGGCACAAACCAACCTGATAAGCGCATGAATATTAATGATGCTGGTGGGTGGGTAACAGCATCCCCATCGAAACCCCACAGAAGATTAACTGTGGCCACCCCAGATGGGTTGGTCTAGAAGGGCAGGTCATCCAGTTCAGCCTGAAGTTCTGCATTGGATTCTGATAGTTCATCAAGACCAATGGCAGGGTAGCCATTAGAGGTGGTGCTTTTATGAAAACTCAGGATGTGATTAGTCAAGGTCTCACCTGCCTTGATCAACTCATTTTCGTAAGGCTTATTAAACTTTGGACCCCATGACTCAACATCAAAGCCAATCCTACCCAAGCTGGTTAGCAGTCTTCTGAAATCAGCATCAGTCTTTAGCCAATAAGTGATCTGAGTTTCAACCCCTGCCAACATCACTTTGATCTGGTAAGTCTGTTTTTTCTCACCAGTTTCCTTGACAGTTATTTCAACAAAACCAGCAAAAGAAATCTTGCCAGAGTATTTGCCATCAGCCAGATCATTAGCCTTGGCAAACTTTGATTGCTGTTTCAGATCTTGCTGCACATTCATAAAATCCATGAGTTATTCTCCTATTTAATTCTTAAAGAAGTTCCGCGCTGTAACAATTTGACACCCTCAATTTCAGTTCCCATTTCCAAAGCTTTCCTGATGCTTGCGTTATCAGGTTCAATCGTGACCTTCTGGAATTGGGGTGGTAGTTGATCTGCTGGCAAGTCCACCTGAAGTGGTTGGACCCCACCATTATTGGCAATTGAAACCTTGAAGGTTTTGCATTCAAGCTTTTGAATTGATTGAGTTTCAAAGAAAAACTTTAATCGTTCCTTTAGACTCTTAACCATGTTTTCATTAGTAGTTGCAAGAGCTTTAATCCTTTTGGCTTCAGTCTGCCTAACTAAAGCCCTTGCCTCTATCTCCCTGATCAGCCAGCAGTAGTTTTCCACTTTGGATTCAATGGATCCTTCAAGCTCTTTCAACAGGTCATCAATGGTGGTATCAATTTCACCTGTCATTTCCCCTGCATCATCCGTCTTGGCTTCTGTTTCCATCCAAAACTTCATAATGGCTGCGCTAGCAGATAAATCAAATAAGCTCATTATTTAGCCCCTCCCATCTTCTTGGCTATTAGCTTTTCAGCATCGATCCGTTGAGCTTCTACCAATTCATCAACTGAATTAACTTTGTAATGTTTTAGCATCCCCTTCATGGTGCCAGGGAAAGCATGCTCCACTGCATTGCAAGCTTCTTGGAATGTTTCCATGGGCTTCTGCTCATCCACTACCACTGCCACTGGTGCTGCCAGAGCTGGTAAAGCAATCCTAGTTTGTAGCTGTAACTGGGGTTCAACTTCAGTTTCATCCAACCAACCAAGACCGCAGATAGATAAAGTAACCCTGCGCTTAGCCTTAGTCTCAGCACACATAATCTTGTTAGATCTGGCTTCACCCTGCAAACCCTTAAGGGAAACCACCCCACAGGATTCATCATTCCTACCAGTCATGTCCTCTGCTCGAGCTGTTACTGTGTAGATGTCTTCAACCAGTTCCCTAGATAGGATCTGAATAGATACCCCATGAAGTTTCCTAAGCTGATCGCTGCAAGCTCGGGTTGCGTATAACTTCAACTTCCCACCCAAAGGGATAAACTCAAAGGGTTGGGTGTGTGGATTCAGGCCAAGACTTTCACAGACCCGCATATAGTAGGCACTGCGTTGGTCTTCACTCAGGGTGGATAGATCGCCCTGAATAAGAACTGCATCTGTTTTTACTGCCTCTAGCTCAGCAGGTCTCACACTGCTATTTTTTGTCTTCAAAATTGTTGTCATCTAACATTTCCTTCCGAAAAATTTTAAAGTTTCTTGGCCCATCAAAACCTAATTGATAGGATCCATCCACTGCACGCTTAAGGGTGACCACCAGAATCTTGTTCGGGTCGGATTCATCCCAGATTAATACCGATTCATTGAATTTTCTTTCTAGTATCAGCATCCTTGCTACTCCTTGTCTGTGGGTTCATCGTCATGTAAGACCGCCATGTACTCAGCCAAAACTTCTAGGTGTCGTTTCACCCTCCCTTCAATATGCTTCTGTTGTCGTTTTGTATTGTCTGGATGTAGCTGGCTAGAGAAATCCAACACCTTTGCCATCTGATCCAGCAGTAAATTTTCCATCTGTTTGGTGATCTTGACTGCCATGCTGTCTCCTAGTGCAGATCGATCTGCGTGAGTGCTTTCGCAATCCGTTGCGCCATGCTCTTATCGATCTTTTTGGTGGGTGCTTTGATGGCATCAGGGGTCTGGTTCTGAGCTTCTAGAAATGCAGCAGCATCGTCAGGGTGGACCAGATAACCACCACCTAATTTGGTGGACCTGAGATAGACAGTGGTTCCATTCACTAACACCCCATCATGGATGTAGTTGTAGATCGTAGCTGGGGTTCGGCTCCAACTAACTGCTAGAGCGTTCACGCTTAAAACTGTTTTCGGTATCAGACATTTATATGATTGCATTTAGTTTCCTTTCAGATGTTGTTCATCTAAAAAGAATCTTAAGCAAGTGGTTGGATTAAATCTGCTTGACAGCTGGCTAACATCTGTTTGACATTGTCAGACTTTGCTAAATGTGTGGGAAATAGGCGTAAAAAAAGCCAGCAGGGGTTTTCCCTACTGGCTATATTTAGGATAAAAATATTAATTTATTATAACATAACCTTTGCGACTCTTGTTAAGGATCTGCCTTTCTACAAGGTTCGCTAAGATGGTTCGTAAGCTGCTGTCGTTATTGCGTTTTAACAACTTAGCTACAACAATCGCTTTGATATCAGGGCTATTTTTCATCACTACAAGTATCTCTTCCTCAGCTTGGGTGAAAAACTTCCAATTTTTTCCAGCATCCTTTGCAAATAAAATAGATAAGGGGGGGGGG